TAGGATTTCAACCTCGTGGCCGTATGTGTTTGTTCCGCCGTGCTTGACTGTAATTACCGGGTTGTCCGCTTCATCCTTTAAGTTTCTGCGGATAGCCGGCTGACTGACATGAATCTGGCAAACCTTACTCGTCGGAGTTGAACAGGTTGCCGAAATCAACTTCTTCATCGTCATCTCCTTGTAACTTTTTCTTCAAGCCGCCGATAGCTTGCTTGAGTGCTGACAAAAACTCTTTGCGACTTTTGCGCAGCGCATCGTGGACTTTTGCCTCGCGGCGCTCATAGTCAAGGAAAGCGACGGACAGCAACAGTGCCGCCAGTTTTACTGTTTGAATTCGATAATAGATGCAGCTGTCACTTTCCCAGTCTGCCTCATTCTCAAAATTCCTGACAATGTCGTCGTACCTTTCTCGAATTTTTCGCAGCATTTGCCACGAAACATACATGTCAGGAACGGCCAGGTTGACAAACAGTTCTCCGGTGCGCGTAGTAGGCTCAGGCCCCAGTTCAGGAATGAACGGAGCATCTTCTGAGTTCAAACGCTCTGCCTGGTCGTTAGCCCAATCCCGGTGACTCGCTGTCCAGTTGTAGAGCTCTCGCAAAGACTCGAACAGAGCCTTAGGGCTGGCACTGTTCTTTGGGAAGGGTGGGCTATCAATATCCATCACTCAATCTCCTTTATACTTGTTGACACGGATAAAACGTTGGCGTTTAAAATCCGCATTTAAAACCTGGAACAAAGAGAATTGTTCCGGTTCAAATAGTTTTAACCAATTGAAAGCAAAAGCCTCGCGCATCAATTTAGAAATAGGTTTTGAAACCGGGTCTTTTTCAAAGTATTCAAAATTTGAATCGATATCTTTGAACCTATTTTTCAGCTTGGCTATAGGATCGCGCACTGTGTCAGGAACACAGTGGATACCAATGTGTCGATAAACAAGTTGGTAAACTCCGTCCACTAACAACAAGCCAGGCAAAAAGGCTTGAGCAGAGACGTGAGCCTTTAGCCAAGCATGAGGACCGTACGAACCAGAAACACCTGGCAACAGTTCTTGACTGGAAAAAGGTATTAACCTTCGCCAACCAACAAAACGAGAATTACAACGAACTGGTTCTGGAACCGAACAAAATTCGCTGTAAATCTTTGTTAACTGCCGAACTGAACACCAAGGGCAAATTCTAGGTTTGTTGCAAAATGTAGTGTTTGGTGTCACAAAAAAACCAGGCGGCCTGCAATTCAACTGGTACGTGTACTGCAAAGCTTTAGCCGGTTCAGCTGCGATCAAACGATACATCTGGCTACGGTAATTTAATTGCAAAAAAACAGCGAGACGCACAGATTGTGCGTCAAGAGAACGGTGTTTGAAAGCTTTAGGGATGCCGGACAAAACACAATTCTTTAAAACTTTATAGTTACTGTTATCTTTTTTAGGTTTTTTAATATTGTGTCTAATTGTTGCTTTTTTTGTTTCTGACATGTTTATTCTACCAAAGAAAGCAAATAATTCTCTACGCTACAATTTTTATGTTTTTCAATTAGTTTGATCACTTTAGAAGTAGCGCTATGTAAAGATTTAGCAGCGCGACTACAATTCATGCTGCTGGAATAAAGTTCCCAAGCTTCGCCGGTAACAGGCACAGTCACAGGCTGACCTTGCAAAGCGCGACGTACAAGAGAACGAAAAATTGCACTGGGCTCAGAATCGCTTGCGCCAAATTCGGCGTACTTGTCTTGCACTGCCCAAACTTTTTCTACTGCTTTTTTGATCGTGTTGAATTCGCTCACAGTAAACTCCTAAAAACTTGGTTAAACTACTCAAGTTACCTAAACTAATCTACGAATTATCTTACTATACTGCTTTACAGCAGTATAGCGAACCGACAAGATGTCGGTGTCGTCTGGGTCGCTATCTTCAAAATTTACAGAGAAGTGACGCCGCCTTTTATTACAGTTTTGTAAGGTTAAATCTGTTTTAGCGTTTGGTTGAGCTTGGTTGCGCCAAAGGGCCTGTGCGTGTCGTTACGCTATACTGCTGAAGGCAGTATAGTAAGTTAATTCACAGGTTTTAGTTTTGGAGCGACAAGGCTTCAAATTTGAGCTATAAACGATTTTGATTTACGATTGAGCCTGTGACTGGTTTTTGCCAGAAACCGCGCCAGATCGCAAATTTGACGGCAAAGAATTTAAACCGACTTGTTTTCTTCAATCGTTTGCAAAGCGTTTTCTATTACAACTTTGCGCACGTAATTTCTTTTCGACAATTGTCGCAAACACGCAGCCGTTGCCATGACTACAGCTTCAGACTTGCTTAATATAACTTTTACTGCTATTTTATCTGGATTACGTTTTTTTCTCATACGTTTATATCTCCGTTAACCTGTTAGGCAAACGCAGTTCGTCTAACAGACGACTGCATTTGCGTATTGTAATCTCACCCAGGTTTTGAATGCCGCGCATTTCTTCTAAAGTCAAGCGCATCAGATCGCCAACAGTCATGACACCGTTGTGTTCAAGCGTGTTGGCGATACGCACTGGCAAACCGACATCCGCCAGGGACACGGTTTGCCAGTGTTCTATTCGCCTGCGTTCTTTTTCGTCCGTAGACATGAAAGCTAGCCATTCCGGGTCTGGCTTTTTGCGCCTCTTGCGGTTGCTAGGGCCTCCATGCACTTCCATCGTCAAATGTCCTCGGCAGGCTCTTCCGGTTCTTCAGGCTCTGTTGCAAAGGCGTCAATGACGTCCCAGCCAAGCTCAATCAGTCTGTCTTCGACATCGTCTTGCGACGCTCCTCGCAATTCTTCCTCGTTAAACATAACAATTGCAAAGCCGTTATCGCGAAATTTTCTGACAACGGCCCAGTCTTCTTGCGTTATATCTTCTACTGACATGTTTTTCCTTTCACGAACTCTTTCTTAAACTTTTTAGATCAATCGATGTTCCGTCGGGAAAAGTGGCGATGCCGTATTGAATAGTCACGTTGCCTTGAACTTTTGTCAGTAATTCCACAATGTCTGAAACAGACATTTTGCTGACGTCGTGTTCAATGCTGTAAATGCGTTCTGACGTAACGTCGTAACTGACGTCCAAAACTTTGCCAATTTTTTTGTCTTTAAAGTAAACTGGAACAGGGTCGCCTTCCCTGGTGCGAGCTTGTAAAAACAAGTAAGTTAGCTCACCGTCGTCAAACATTTCTTGGATTTTATGCTTGTTGTCGCAATCTATCTCAAGCTTGGTAAAAATTGAAGTTAAACTAGTTTCCAGTGTGACAATCATCGCATCTCCTAGAAAATGTATCGAATGCGGCAATACGGCAGAAACTGCTGCATGAGCATTTCCATCGTCTCGACGCCTTCGGCTTTGTGGTTGTTCTTGTACCGCAGGTTGACCATGCCATTCTGCGACAGCTTGCGCTGTTGAATGACAGGCAGACCAAATTTGTTGGTAGTCTTGTTGTTCTCGTCATCCCAGTGTCGCCAAAGGTATTTTTCTTCGGCCTGTGGATGCCACTGCATGTTGAGTTCATGCAGCTTCTCGTTGTGGGTAAGGAAAATCACCTCGGCCTTCAATTGCTTCTTGGACTCTGCGTTGAGCGCAGCATCCAGCTGTTGAAAGAGTTCGGCGTAATCCTTTTGCCAGTCGTCGTAGATGATGACCGGGCTCAGGTTGATGTGTACCTCGTAGCCTGCGGCCACGAAGTCGTTGATGGCTGCGATGCGATCCGGTATCGGACTGGTACGCACGTCCACTACGCGGGCTACGTGTTCCGGCATCAGGCTAAACCTGATCCGCGTCTTGCGTTGTGGGTCGTAGTTCAACAACTGCCTGTTAACAAACTTGGTGGCAAAGCTAGCCTTGCCGTTGGGAATGTTAACAAAAGCCTGGATCAAGTCTTTGACATTGTCGCTGACGAGATCATCTACCGAGCAGTCGTTGTTCTCGCCAATGTCCCAGGTCCAGTACACAGGATCGCATTGCTCGTTTTCCTCGGTTAAAACCTTGGGTCCGAGTTTTGCGCACTTGCGCTGGATATGGGCAATGACTTTGTCAATGTTTGCAAACACCGTGATCGGGTTTGCATAGCCCTTGCGCCGGGCCACGTAACAGTAGGCGCAGGCCATCGCACAGCCGGAACTGTGCGATGGTGCGATCCAGTCTGTTGAACGCGTGTTGGGCCGACTGGCAATCGAAGTCTTTACACCAAGGACCAAGTTGTGGGCTTTGACTTGATTCCACTTCTTGATCAATTCCGGATTTTGGTTAAGCTCTTCGATTTTCCAGTGGTTGTTAACTACTATTCGCTCGGCTCGGGAATATTTTTCAAAAATTTCTCGACCTCGTGCGAATTTAAGTGCAGCAGGATCGTAGTACAGGGTTTGAACGTCCAGCAGACTGTCGATTTCCATTACACATCAACCAGGTTGTTACCTAGCTCCTCGTAGAGTTGGATGTCGGTTCCTTGGCTTGAGTCCAGGGTAACCGCGTGCGTTACCAACCGGTCGCCTTCAAAACAGAAATAAAGCTCGTTAGTCCTTACTGGCACTTTGACTATTGCTGTCTTAATTTGCTGCCAGGTCTTGCCTCCGTCTGTTGAAATGTTCATTAAAATCCTCATAAAAATGATCAGGAAAAATGTCGTGCAAGTACCGGGTTTTTGCTGCACGACGGCATCAGCAGTCGCTTCTTGTAGCCGTTGCCTATATTGATGGAACGGTAATAGCACGCTGCTTGAACAAGATTGCCTTTAAAGCTGTAACGGGTTTTGTAGCTGCTATTGCCTTTACCTACCTGAACCAGAAATTCTGTTTCAGACGTGTACCCTACGTATTTGCCGTCCAGCGTTGCTGTCTTGATTACAATTGACTCGCTCATGCTTTGAACTCCACAGCGCCATCTTCGGTTTCAACCCATTGGATGCGACCTGACAATAGGTCTTCGGTTGTTTGTTTGGGGACGTTCCAGCCCAGGCTGATGATGTCAATCATTACGGCCTTGTCGCCGGTCTTGTAACCGTGGCTGGCGTACCGAAGCATTGCTGCCGGGTGCAGCATTGCGTTGCCTCTAAGCCGGTAAATCTGTTGCATATCAATCTCCTTATTCAACATCGGGGGGTTCTGGTGATTTGCTTTTGCCTAAAACTTTAAATTCTTCTTCGTAATCCTCGTCCACACCGTCTTCAGCGTTGCAGCTGACTATTCCGCTTTCTGCTAGTTTTTGTTCGGCCTCGTCTTCGTCAGCAGCTTCGACGGTGTAGGTCTTTTTGACCGTGATAATCACTTGAACGTCATACAGCATGTTCTTCTCCTACAAACGTTTCGTCCCAGTCCCACTCGTGGCGTTGGATTAGTTCCATGCCGCAAGCGTCCGTTTCGTCGCAGACCCAGAAAGGTCCTCTGACGTCGTAATTTTCCGATATAAAACCTTCAGCAGCTTCGTAGTGCTGCTTCTTGGCGTACTGTTGTTGAGTGCATTCCACCTTCACGTAGTAAAGGTTTGGCCCGTCAACATCGTGACAGGCAACTACGCAACGCAGCTTCATTGCTTCTCCTCCTGGTTCAGCACGCGAAAGCTCAGGCCTTTCGGTGTTGGTTTAAATGTGACATCCAAAGTCATGGCTTCGCGCACCAGCAGCAAGCCTTTGGCTGATCTGGATTCCAGCCAACTGCGCAATTCGTCTTCGACGTTTGCTATTTCTTCCGGCGTGAGGCCGGCCTTGATTTCGCCGTGGTATTTTTCCGGGTCCAGCACGTGCTCGATGTTCCAGCAAGCCTCGTGGTTGTCCATATGGAAGTCCACGTCGTAAATGCTGTCCGCATCGTCGTCGCTACGGATAGAATCACCGGTCAAGTTTTCCTCGGAAATCAGGCGTAGTTTGTAAGTCAGATTTAGGTTCATGTGTGCCCACGAAAAAACCCAGGGTAGTACGCCCTGGGTCTGGTTAAGCTCCGTACCGAGCTTTTTATTGTTACCGGTAGTCACGCTTGGCGCTGTCGTGCCAAGCAAAACTGCAACTATCGCAGCTGTAATGACTCAAGTCGGCTTCAATGTTAGGTACATTTGTCATCGTGGTGTGGCTGTCGTTGTCTATGTCAACGCTTTCACTGTCGCTTTCTATTAAAATAGTGTCGCCTTTGCGTCCAATAACTGGATGTACGCGCCACTCTAAATAACAATGAGCAACGCCGTTGTGTTGACAGCGAGGACAGACTAGCGCTTGGTAACCTTCAATCGAACTTCGCATGTTCACTCCAGTCTAGGTTGCATGTCAAACTCCTTTTACTTAAGGTCAACTGAGATTTCTATGTCGTCCGGGTTATTGTTGTCTGCCCTGATTTCCTTGGCTTTATCCATGGCCGCTTCGAGGGATTCAAAAAACTCAAAGTCTTCGCCGCCGTATCTGTCGCACTCGACAGCGCCGCGTATGTAAGCGCGTTTTTCTGCCTCGGTGTTGAACTCTATCTTCTTGACGTCGATAGAAAATTGTGACTCGACGGACTGCCAATCAGTCATGTAAATACACGGCTTGTTTTCGTCAACCAATTCGTACTTGGCCAAGTCAGAGCCAAGCACTTCTCCAATTGAAGACTCAAGACCACTTTCCCACCAGCCATTAAGGAGTTCAAGCAACTCCTCGCTGATCTTTTCAAATTGACCGTCGTCAATTTTGTCAGGATTCAGGCCCTGTAGCCTCAGGTCGTCATCCCTGAGCGTCATAAGAATTATTTCTCTAGCCATGTCTTTCTCCTTAAATTCTGGAATTAAGAGTGCAGCGACCACAAAGGCTTGTTGCCAACACAGACTGAAAACGTTTCACCTGCGCCTGGTCCGTGGTAGATCAAACCGCCATGCCACGAGTGACCGTAGTAAACAACGGTTTCCTTGCCGTCGCGCCAACGGTGTTCGGTCAACCCTCCGGCATACAAATCACCGGAGGATCGCTCTACAACGTGCAACTCTTCAAAAGCTTTTCTTTTGGCAGTGTCACGCACGATCGTTGGCTCGTTTGCGTACAACGGGTCTTGTTCCAATTCCCTGACGTACTTTTGAAATTTCTTCTCGTACTCTGCCGGATCGATGGCACGCACGGCCATGAACCCGAAAGAATGGAAACACCGATCATCGCCAAGCAGTACCTTGCGAGCCGGCACGTAGTGTCCGGAAAACTCAACGTTGTGCTCGACCATGCACAGCGTGTTCATGTTCCGGTAGAAATCGTTTGCCAGCCTTATGGCAAACTCTTTCTGCCCAGCTTGCGCCAAACCCGTGATGTAGCCGGCAATGGAAGCCAACCGGGCAATTCCGGTCTCGCTGAAATAAGCACGGTTTCGCCACGCTCCGGACCAGTCACCCACATTGCCGTACATGTGGCTCAGGATGGTATCAAGGCTTTGCTTCTCTTCAATCTCGGTCTCAAACATGTCTGTCTCCTGGTTCGGGGTTTATTTGTTTGCATGCCTGCTCAATCAGCTTGCAAGCTTTGTCGATGGCAGTTGTTTTCAGCTTTGCGCGCTTGTAGTCTTTTGCGACTAAAAGTAAGTAACCCCGCACAACGGTTAGAACGTCGTGCGGGGTTACTTCTTCGCACAGTTGCATCACAACCTCATCCCAGCGCGCCATCAGCGCCTTGAAGTTGTAACCTTTTCGCATCAGTAAACTTCGTCCTCGTGTTGAACTTCATGCCAGTTCCAACGTACGCCGTGAACTTGGCTCTCGGCTTCTTGCCGTCGGTGGTTGGCTTCAACGCAAGACTCACAGAACAACACGATGAACGCGATGGCTGTGAATCCAATGACCGTTGCCCACATGGACTCTTCCTGGTTGTCCCCACTCATTTAAATCTCCTAGTAAGTTCTTGGCGGCGAAGAGTATCCGAACAGGTCCATGGCCTTTTTGCGGAACAAGTTGTAAGTGTCGTTCTCCCAGTCGGCAGTCTGGAAGTCAGTCAGGTCTTGCTTTTCAATCCACCAGGTAACAATTTCCTGTGGTGTTGATCCTTCCTTGTGAAACTCTTTCAACTTGTCCGGTTCGACGCAGTCGTTAAGTTCCAGTCCGGTTCGACTCATTAACTCGCCCTGGTACTGTTTCAGCCACTGTTTGAAAGTCATTTTTTTCACCTTCATGTGATTACTCCTCGTCGTCTACCAAGTCGTGACCCATCACCTCGTTGACTTGTCGCTGCAAGATTTCGCATTCAAGTCCTTCAGAGAGTTCGTCAACGAGATCACGCAATTCGTTGACGTGTACGATCAGCTTGGTGATCGCTGCTTGATCGCCTTTCTTGGCAGCGGCGATAGTCAGTTGAAGCAGTTCAAAATCCATGTCGGTCTCCTTGAAACAAAAAGGCCCGTGGCTGTTAACCACGGGCCTTGTGACTTATCGGCAATGTCGGTCAGCGATACCACTCGTGAGCTTCCGCCCAGATTCTTGACTCGCGAGGCAAAGTTTGACCCAGGTACTTGCCGTCGTACCATTCTTGTGGGTCAATTTTGCCATCTACTTTTGTGAAGTAGATTTGGCAGAACCGCATGCCTGCGTAGATTCGCACCGGTCGGACTACGGACACTTCAAGTGTCCAAGTGCCGCTAAAACCAATGTCACCAAAGCCGGCAGTGGCGTGGATGTTGATGCCAAGGCGTCCGATGGACGACCGGCCTTCAATGATCGGTACGTGTTTGACCGTAGTTGTGGCTTCCACGGTTGCCATCAGGTAAAGTTCACCTGGCAGCAACAGGAAGCCGTCTCGTTCAATCAAAAGATGCTCAGTCTCAAGCTCTTTTTTAGCGTCAAGGACTGGGTCCCTGTAGCGAAGAACGTGAGGCCCAAGTCTCAAGTCGTAGCTGTTGGGGTTTAGCTGTGACTTGTTGAATGGGGCAATTCTGATTTCTTCTTTCAGAACAGCAGCCTCAATTTCTTGTCCGGTCAAAATCATTTTAATCTCCCAACATTTCAAGGATGAACAAACTTACAATCTTGTTACGGCTGTAACCGATTGTTTTTAGCACATCAACCGTGTTGCGTAACGTGGCCGATGCCAACTTAAAGTTAGCAACGGATTTCTCGCGGTAGATGGGTTTTGTAACCGGGAAAGCTTTGCGTTTCCTTGTTACAAGCGTGCCGGGCTTCAGTTTGTTCACGTAATTGTAAGTCACTCCGGCGATTGGCCGGTTGTGCTTGACGCAAGTCTTTGCCGCCACATAAGTAGCTTTGCTGAGACTTAGGTTGTTTTTTGTAGCTTCTCGCTTGATGTGCGAAAAGCTCAGACCTTGTTGAATCCTCTTGGCGCAGAACGCGATTTTAATAAGCTTTCCGTTCTTGTAGGTATCGCGAATCATCTGACCCTCGTCAAATTGGAAAAGGTGGCCAAACAATTTGAATGAGGCTGCCGCTGATGGCTGCGGCAGCTTCTTCGATGTTGGGGTAATAGATAGGCGCACGGCCTGTACGCACCAAAAATCCGTTTGCAACTCTTTGTATTCGGATTTGTACGCTGATGTCGTTGTTGTCCTCGCGGACAACTATTTCTGGAAATTCCATGATTACTCCTGCGGTGGTTCAAGATTGCAATGCTCCCAACCGCAAGTCGTACACCACCAGTAAACTCGATCATTATCGTTGTAGTACCAGTGCTTTTCACCAGGCTCCATGTCGCTTTGACACGATTGGCAACGAAGGCTAACGTGCGTCGAAGGCACTTCCTTGTAGACCAAGTCGTCGCAATTCTTTTCCTGGACAATCTCTTCTTCGTCAATCCGTTCGGGTTCTTGGGGTGTCGGCTTTTCTGGTGGATGAGTTTTTTCTTCTTTAAACGAAGAAACCTCAGCCTTTTGCGGCTGAGGTTCCGGTTTGTTGAGCAGTTCGCTCAACAAGTTGTCTAGCTCTTCCATGGGTCTCCTACCTAAAACATGGTCCCTCGTACCAGCTAACCAGAGAGTACCTGGTACCTCGAGTCACAGGTGTGACACGATGATGCAGGAATGAGGGAAAGACTATGACGGTACCTCGATTGACAATTGCGTTTGCATCGGGCGGACAATCGCAATCTCTAGGGCAAACTTCAAACCGGCCGCCGTCGTAATCAGCCGGATCGCTTAATTGAATGACCATACTAAGCTTTCGTCTTGAAAGCTTGTTTCCGGTCCAAAAGGTGTCGTGGTGCCAATCGTAGTGACCTTCGTTTGTTCCGTGATATTCCGTGAACTGAATTTCATGGAACAGACTGAGGTCAAAACCAAAAGCGTTTTTGTTGGCTTCACGAAACATTAATTCCATGTCGCCAAAAAGACCGAAAAACCTACCGTCAAATCTGGGTAACCACCTGACTTGACTACGCCTGTAACTTTTGTCAGTCACAGACTTGTCGCTGCCGTGACCAATAGTTGCGTCAACGGCAGGCAATTGTTTAGCTAACTCAATAATCTTGTCGCAGTAGTCTGAATTGAATCGACTCTGCCAATACTGCCACCACTGATTCACAATCACCCCCAAGGATTGAAGTCGTAAGCAGATTCAACTGCGTATTTATCTGCTGCTTGTTTTGGCAAATCCTTGCCTTTCACATTCAACCGAGCTTCTTTGCTCAGCTGATCAGCAAACAAATTGAGATCGACGCTTTCACGCCGTACCCAGTGCCACTGAATCATGATGCCTTGGGAGGCAAATTGTTTGAACAACTGCCACAACATTGCGTTGTGGCTTTTTAAGTCGGCAGATGAGTTAGCTGTATAGGCCGAGTCTGTCAGCACATGCACGTGCTTCAACTCAATTTTGTGACCTTGTTTTCTTTTTGCCAATTCTTGTGACGTGTACCACGTTAAGGGTTGTAAATACGCCAAAACTTCGGCAAGGTTTATAGTGCCATCGTTCATGGCTCCAAACCAAACTCGACGATGGAGCGTTTCTCTTTCAACAGACACACAGCCCCATCCGCACTCTTTACCCCAGTGCGAACCGGAACCGTCGCCCACAAGCAACAAGTCCCAATTTTTTATACCCAACCTTTCCAGGAGAGCTTCAAAAAGCTCACCTGAGGTTTTCAAGCTCACGCTTTTTCTCCAAAAGTTGTTTACTCGTCTCTGTAAGTTGTAATTGCAATTCTGCGTGCTTCTGGAACAATTCGTCCAAGATGTGCGCTGCACTCTGCAATATGGCTCCGTAAGAACCCATCACAGAATCAACAGTTTTATCTTTGTTGCCGTCAGCTGCCAGCCACAGACCCTTGCTGATGTTTGGAAGATCGTTCAAGGTTCTGTAGTAATCGTAAACAACAATCACGCTGCGAAGTTCAGGCACTTCAAGAAACGCCTGATGCGCTGTTTCGCGAAATTTGTTGTTCAACTTTTCATCGAACATCAGTTTTTGTTCTTCGTTCGAGGCTGGCAGCTGATCTGACATCACTCATTCTCTTCCGTTGCTTCTGTCGTTATGCTGTCAAAGTCAACCGTGACCTTGGGCGTACGACAATAACTTTTGAACAAATCATTGCATAAGTTGGCCAAACGCGATGCGGCAAAACCGTACAAGACGATTTCAACACACGGACCAATTAGCTCAAAGCTTGTGAGACGCAGAGCACCGCAACAAAGAAAGCCGACCCACACGGACAAGCACCAGGGACAGCCAAGCAATTCGCCTAGCTTGTTGTCCCACATCTCGGTGATTGATCGCCAGTCGGCAAACAGTAGCGAATGATGCCAAATCTCTACAATTTGCCAGGTCGCCAACGCCGCAACAATTAACTCAAACGCGCTCACGTTATTCCTCGGCTGCGTTCAATGCCAAGTACAGGATGACACAAGCCAACATGGTCAGCCCAATATGCCCTGTAATAAACATTACCACAACCGAAATCAAACAACACAAGCACACAACGGCCATCTCGGATTGCAATTTTCTACTCCGCTTGCGGCAGAGGAGAATTCCACGAGTTGAGTTTAACTCTATCTGGCGGGGGTGCGCCTTCACCTGCAACTAGCTCACCCAACGGTTTTCCTGACGGATCAGGATACTGATGGATCAGTAGTTGACCTGGAGCAAACGTTGGCGACGGCCAATCCAGCGGTCGCATTTGCTTCCGGCGCATAAAGGCCCAGGCGCTGCGAGACGGCATCGCGGTCTCTCCCCAAGATAAAGTTATTTGGAAGTACCCAGTTTAACAACATAGTCACCGGCTGCCTTTATCATTTTGCCGGTAAATGCCAGAGTCGAACCTGTTATCGCCACGACGTTGAGCATCATATGCTTTACTATATCGCTAGGCTTTACTTCTCTGTCCATGCGAGTTCTCCATGAGTGACAAAACAAAGCCGGTGCGCAAGACTTCAAAAGAAGTCCTTGCCGCTGAGATGGCTAATAATCCTTACAAACTAGACGAAAAGAAGATTCTTCAGTCGCCACTGCTGGCAGGGTACAAACCCAGCAAAAGCAGCGACCAAATAACTCGAGCCTTAGACATGGCTCGTTTCGTCATGCAGCAGTCTGGTTACACGACTCTTACGCCGTTGTTGCCATTGCTGCTAGCCATCAGAGGAAAACCATACCATCTTCACGACCACTTCCCTTTCGCACCGTTTTTCAGAACAAGAATGCCGCGAATAACGTTGTTGAAAACCGGACGTCAGGTTTCCAAATCAACATCATTAGCGGCACAGGGAGTGTTGTTTAGTAACTGCATACCGTACTTTTCGACGCTTTACATCACGCCGCTGTTTGAAATGATCCGCCGGTTTTCCCAGAACTATGTGGCTCCTTTCATTGAAACGAGCCCAGTGGGAAACTTGTTTTCCGGTGAATCAACAATGAACAATGTGTTACAGCGTTCGTTCAAGAATCGGTCGCAGATGATTTTCTCCTTCGCCTACCTTGACGCAGAACGTACACGCGGTATTTCTGCGGACAAGAACGTCATAGACGAAGTTCAGGACATGGATATCAGCTTTTTGCCGATTATCCATGAGACGATATCGGCTTCCCGTGACTGGGGTCTGATTCAGTACGCGGGTACACCGAAGACTTTAGACAACACCATAGAGCGACTTTGGCTGGACAGTTCGATGGCTGAGTGGGTTATTCATTGCCAGCACGGTGGTTGCGGGCATTGGAATATCCCGGCACTTGAATACGACCTGATCAAAATGATAGGTCCTGTCCACGAAGATATCGGTGAAAAGTGTCCTGGTGTTGTGTGTGCGAAGTGCCAAAAACCAATCAATCCTCGACCTTATACGCAGGGAGGAACTGGTCGTTGGCTACATAGGTACGAGGATAAACGCTGGTCATTTGCCGGTTATCACGTGCCGCAAGTCATTATGCCGATGCACTACGCCAGCGTTGAAAAGTGGCAAAAACTTGTAGACAAAAAGAACGGCAAGGGCAACACGCCAATCCACGTCTTCTACAACGATAGTTTGCGGAGAGTCGTGGGACAGCGGCTCCAAGCTGGTTACTGTCACAGATTTGAAAAGAGCCGCATCTTTGCCTTGGCGTTGTGTTGTCGAAGAAGCCGAAGAGCACGTTGAAGACTACATTGCCAGATTTGTGGCAATAGATTGGGGTGGAGGCGGCGTCAGCAAAGGCAAAAGTGATTTGGCTTTGCAGTCTTACACTTCAATAGCCGTTTGCGGCATGACGCCAAATGGTCAAGTAGACATCATCTACGGCTACCGAAGCCTTACTCCAAACGACCACGAACGCGAAGCCAGGATGATACTTGGAATTATGGCTAAATTCCGTTGTAGCCACGTTGTCCACGACTACACGGGCGCTGGTAGCGTTCGCGAAACAATCATGCGTCAAGCGGGTGTGCCTTTGGAACTGATGTTACCTGTGACTTATACAGGTCCGGTCAAAGGCGGTCTAATTGTGCTAAAACCTCCAACGCAGCGTCACCCCAGACCGCATTACACGATGGATCGAAACCGAGCTTTAAGCTACACCTGCCAATTCATCAAATCCGGTGTCGTGCGATTCTTCCAGTACGACTACAAGGGTGCTAGCGACCCTGGGCTTTTGCATGATTTTTTAAATTTGATTGAAGACAAGGCTGAATCGGGCACAGGCAAAGACAATTACAAAATCTTGAGAGACCCTTCCGGTCCTGACGATTTTGCTCAAGCCGTGACAATGGGAACGTTGATGCTGTTCAAGTTTGTCAACCGCTGGCCTGACCTGTCTCTCTACACCGACATACATGTCAGTGACGAGCTTCTGTCTTCAATCGAAGACAATCAAAATTTGAATTGGAATCAGTGAACATGCAATCTGCGTACGCAATTCTGCAAAGATTCGCTGCGCAGTTCTGCAAACAACATTTGAAAGCGCTCAATCGTCTGGGCTAACCACGTTTCCCACTCGTACACGGGTTCGTGCTTTTGCCTGGTAAATTCTTTGAGGTATTGCAACACAGCTTTGTCCATGCTGTGTGATATGTTTCTGGGTTCCAGGTCAGGGTCATTAGCTTCTATCAGAGTTAACTGACTATGTTTCTTGTACTCTGACTGGTTCACACGGACCAGGAACATTCCTGTGTCGTCTTCGCGCACGGCTTTGTGGATATTGTTTAACCTGCGAGGCCAGTTGTGTTTCCAATCTTCGTACGGCCCGTTGTCTATTTCAAAACGCAGGAACAAAGCTTTAGTTATGGGATCGTGCTCGTTTCTTTGAATGCAGACACCGTAAGGCTGTAAGCCAATGGCCGGTGCGGTCACCTGAGCGCACAAGGCTATCGCTGTTGCCCAAGCTATTTCCATCTCAACGCACTCACGCTTCAGAGCGTGTTTGACTTCTTCTCGCCACTGGCAATAACTTTGTCGAGGTCCTGGCGATTTAGCAGGCAGCGTTAAAATCCGGAATTAAATGAAAATAGCCTTCGCTTAGCTTGCAGTTAACGAACTGGAAACCAGAGCCATCCCAGCCCACACGTTCAAGTCCTACCACAATTTGCGGTTCTTCAAAACGCATGGCTGCGTCAAAGGGGTTGAAGTTCTCGGTTTTCTTGCCGCGAAAAATGTTTGTACCAGTTTCGGCAAGCATGATCATGCCGTTATCTGTGCCAAATCGGCGCAACCAACCGCTATCGGCTTCGGACTCCAGCACGCGAAAATTTGTTTTTGTTTTCTCGTTTTGGATGTAACCGATCAGTTCTCTCTTCTTGTCTTGACGCACAACGATGTGTGTTACACGCACAATGGCAGGCCAACGTACTTGACCTTTTAGGTTGTACCATTTGAAACCTTTTTCAATGACAACAGTGTGTCCACTTCCGCTGTATGTTCCGCAGTTTCCTGTGGTCGGCACGGTTATACGACGACCAATTGATGTGCGAATAGATGGTGCAATCACGGAACGAACTAAGGCAGAAACACTTGAAGAGTGTTCTTCAGCATCTTGCAAAAGCCTTGTTCTTGTAGCAAGGTCGGCATTTCTCGCCCAATTTTTCAAAGCCATTTCTATTGGCTTAGCGGTTTTGACGATCCTGCGCCAAATTTCCAAAGCTGACGCGTGGTGAATCCATTGATGCCAGTGCGTTGAACTAACTTTAAATGGATTTTGCCTGATTACTTCAGGGCCAACAAAAGCCAGGTTAGCGTCTGTCATTAGCGCTTGTTCTAACACTGCCGCAGTAGGTTTCGATTCCCAAATCACAATTTTTCTACCGCCAAACGCCGACCAGCACTTGTTTGGGCCTTCGTGTAAACCGGAACGCCAAGCAACGATAGGTAAAGGTGTTACGCTGGATGAAAAGTTGTGCATGTGTAAGGTGACCATTTGCTGCACCATTGATGTTGCAACGATGGCGGACGACTGCATTTCCCACAAAAATTGCAAACCAGCAAACCCCATCTCTCCAGCACGATTGACACCAAATGCGTCCCCTTTGCTGAAACAAATGAAAGACGCGACTTGATGCGGCGTCTTGTAGAAAGGCACAACTGCAACAGCGCCAGCTTTTATCAGAAAATTTCGTTTCAAATATTGGTTGGTGATCTTTGGTCCAGCTATACCAAACAAACGAGCAGGCCCAGACATTATTCGATCTGAATCTATGTGAGCCGGAAAATTCCAACCCAAGTTATGAATTACTTGCCGATATTCCACCGGCATCTTGCGCATGTTGTTGTGCGCAATTTCCCAAAATTCTTCGTATCTCTTGGTGGCACTTACTGACTTTTTGTACGCCAGCAGCAATTCTTCTGGCAATTCTTGATGCAGTCTTTCAGCTAGATATTGTATAGCTTCAGTTTGCGTCATATTTAAACGTTCTGCTGCCATTGCCAGAACGCTCCCGTTGACTTTACACTGGGAGCAATAATGCCATTCTTCAAGGTTCCTGTTATCCTTATGGATGGCCCAAGCGTGTGCCTTGCAGTAAGGACACTCAGCCGCTACAGGATTTTTTGCGGTTGGCTGAAGCCCGATAAATGGGGCTATCGCTGTGTAAGACAACCCCGCATGGATGTCGAGGAGACTCACTGATGCCATCCCCTTCCGTAATCCTTGATCCAGCTGGCGACAAGAACAAGACTGAACTTGTCAAGCTGGCTAGCCGATACGACTTTCCTAACTTTGTCAGGTCTGCCGATCTCGACAACACGATGAACCCAGGTCAGATCGCCGTGACAGCGTATGCTGACCCTGTCCATCAAAAATACGCTTGCCATTCCGCCGCTGCAACATGGTTATCTGCCGTTTACTTCCACGAAAAGGCTGCGGAGTATCATCCTAAGCAACGTGAGCGAATTTGTGAACGCTTTGAGAAGTTTGCTAACTTCTTTGGCATTCGCTCTGCTTACGACGAAGTAGTCAAAAAAGCAGAATCGCTGCGTGGCAACGACCAGTTGCCTGACAGTGCTTATGCTTACGTGTGGCAAGCCAATGATGGTAGCAAGGAACGCTACTATCCAATGACTAATGCCTTGCAAGTCAAGGTTGCTGCTGAGTGGTTGTACGACAACCAGGATCGCATCCCGTTTGCCGACCGCAACGTCATCGGCAACAAGATTCTGGAAAAGGCTGCTCGGTTTGGTGCCGGCCTTGGCGAGTTCAGCGATTTTATCGAGAAGCAAGCTGGGCGCGGCATCCCTGATCCGCTGGAAGTCTATTCCATGTTAGAGAACCGCGCTGCTCTGGCTCGCAAGCAGGACCACAAGGATGCGATCCTGAAGCTAGCCAGTGCAGTGAAGAGCACACCTCGCGTCGCTCTTCAACCCAATGAACTGGTCAAGCTGGCCGCTACCGTGGACATGATCGACCACGCTATCGGGCTCAAAGGCAAGTACACAGAGATTCTGCCTCGGCCTGAAGACGTGATCTTCAAGGTGACTTACACCAAGGCTGCTTCCGACATGTCCCGGCTTTGCGCTTTGCAAACCGGCAACGTGTACGAGAAGGAGCAG